GCTTTGTTAATCTTTTCTAATATATCCTCAGTCATTTTCTTTAAGTTTTTGTATTACGTTTTTCTTAATTGTTTCCTTACTCTCTTTGATATATTTTATAATTGATGATTTTGGTATTTCGGTGTGTTTTGCCACTTTATTTACACTACCTAAACATAAATAGAGCCCTAACAAATTTTTGTGAAACCACGTTAGTTCTGAGTACTCTAACTCTAATATATTAAATAATTGTTGTTTTTCAAAGGACTTTTGTTCTTCTGATACTTCAAATACACTATTTGGATTGACGTTAGATAGAAAGTCATCATACTTGAGAAACTCTCTTCTTATCTTGTAATAGAACGGGCTGGTCTTACTTATCCAATTGATTCTGATGATAGATACTATGTAATACTTTATACTACTATCGTCATAAAATTTGAGGGTAATGTGTTCTTTCTCGTATAATTGGATTATTACCTCGTGTAATAAATCCTGAGTTAAATCGTGATTCTTGGTTATTTTTCTTGCAATCTTCAACAACTCATAATAGTTATTGGTGATGTAAGATTCTACTTGTTTATTCATTTAATAGTTTTCTAATTTTATGCATCACCTCACATATTTCGTATTGTTCATTTGACTCATTAACCATAATACTTGATTCCAACATCTTATCCAAAATATCAAATCTGTTAATTTCTACGTTGAGGGTTTTATCCAATATTGTTAACATAGAATCCATAATGGTTAAACACAGTTGTTCTTTATCTTCTTCTGTCATATCCCAATATGATTCAGGTATCTCCAATTCTCCTACTTTAATGTGCTTTGTTACCATATGTCTTTATAATTCTATACACAGAGTTTTCACTTACACCAGTCTTTTCAACAATATCTAATATCTTTAATCCATTTTTTCTTAATTCTAATACTGTATTGATATGTTTTACTGTTATTGACTTAAGTCTTTTTCTTTTCTCTTTGGGTGCTTTCTTTTTTAGTTTATGAAATACCAGCTGTCCATCAACCAATTCTTTTATATTGGGTTTAGTCCAAATACCAGTACTCTCATCATATAAATATCCCAATTCTCTCATAATTGCAAATACACATTCTTTTTGATATTCATCAGTGAAATGATTTGGGTCTTTATGTACAAAGTCGCTGCCACAGTTTTCTTTGAGATATTCTTGTCTTTCAGCCCTTTCTTTTTGTGTTGAACAAGATTTACACAGAGTATAACTTATTTTACCTCTAATTAGATAATAATCGTTCTTGTGCTTCCATACCTGACACTTCCTACATTGAGTATAGTCAGGATGGTTTTCGTATTGTAAATCAGGATTTTGTTCCAATTTTTTTTTATTTTTCCACTCTTGCTTCTGCTTTCTAAAACAATCTTTACAATATCTTCTTGTCCTAAAAGTATTTTGAGTGCTGTGCCAATATGTTTGATATTGGTCTTTTGGTTTATCAATTTTACATTTACTGCATTCTATCATAAATAGTTTTAATTCTACAAAAAAAATCCCGCTGAACTAAATATGGCGAAAAGTTCAGGCGGGATAAAATGTTCTGGAGCATTAATAGAACATACAATAAATATATACAAACAATCTGTTGAAGTAAATAAAAAATTAATCCTCTAGCACCAGTACTTCTAGTTCATTAATTCCAACTGAATTGAATTTAAGAATATGTTTATCAATACTAGTTCTATTTTGTTCTGGTATTGAAAGCAACCAAATGATATAAGTATTTTTATCTGACTGATGCAAGCTATCAAATTCTACTATTGATAATTTTTCTAGTTCAATATTCATACTAGTTAATTTTATATATATAAATATACATAAAATTATTTAATTATTTTGTATTATTCTGGTGCTGCTGGTGCTAGATGCTGGATAAAATGCTGGGTAAAAAAATAGGTACACGGTCCAACAGGAGTTTACCTGAAGTTTAGTAGTTTAGATTGAAAAGGTTTTCTACCGCCACCTTCAATAATAAGTATAACGAATTTTCTCTAAAGTTCAAAATCCAAAAAAATATTTTTAAGAATTTTGGAATTTCCAAAAGTTTTAGTTATATTTATATTATAAACAAATTTATTATGGCAGTTCAAATCAAATCTTATTACAAAACAACTCCAATAGCCGAAGAGATACTATCAAAGGCTATCGCCAGTGCAAAGGACCAAGAAAACAAAATTTACCAAATATTCAAGAAGTTTGGTTGTATGACAACTTGGGATGTGTATGAAGTGTATAACGAATTAATAGGTCCAATTTTACCTTCTTCTGTTGGAAGGAGTATTGATACCCTAAAGAAACAAAACATCATCTATGGAATCGGCACGATACCTGGTGAGAATGGTAGACCAGTTACCTTGTATGAATTAAATAACGTTCTTCCTGAAGTGGTAGATAGAAAGTATAGTAATGAATTACCAAAGTCAATTAGATTGGATTTGGTGTTAGATAAAGATGGAAATATTGATACTGAAAAAATTGTGGAAAACTTGGATTTGGTTTTATCAAAAATAAGTCGTAAATTTAAAATAGATTATTAATCATTAAACACAAATAAAATGGCAGAGTTTCAAAAAAATCAAGGAAGTATTGAAAGACAATCAACATTGAAAATGGTTGTTGAGTATTGTAGAATGATTGGAACACCGATGACACTAAAAGAAATTGTAGGTATTACAAATGTTCTTGTAGATTATTGTCAATCTGGTTATAGTAAAGAGATTGGTGAACGATTGCAAAAAATCGATAAACATATCTCTTCCAAATTTGAAGAATCTTAGTTTTTTCCCTGTTACTATAAATCTGAATTGGGTGGAGTGGTGTCCACCCTTTTCTTTTTTATATAACTTTAATATATTTATTATTGTCGGGGGTCTGTTTTTGTATCGTCTTTTCCTAAATTTGCCATTTTTACTTTCCCCCGACATTTTTTTATTTCAATTTTTTTTCTTATATTTGTAATAGTTCTAACGAACTATCTTACATATAAATGTTAATTCAACGGAAACCCCCGCCATTTCTATGGTGGGGTTTTTTATTGTATATCAATCAGTTATAAAAAAAAAGTTAAAATTATTTGGAATATTCAAAATGTTGCCGTTACTTTGTGGAAACAAAAACAAAAAAGTTATGGGAATGTCAGAATTAATTATTACGATTTTAGTTACATTGATTTTATTTAATCCAATTGCCAAGGACGGTTTTATCACAGGTTTCAAAGAAGGTTTAAAAAAGAAAAAATAAAGTTATGAAAACAAAAAAAACAAATCCATTTTCAGATGAGTTAATGGGTTACATCAAAGACGGACAAGTTCAAAGAGAAAGATTCGTTGCTTTAACTGATGAAATTATGAAAAGTTCAGTTGAAGACAATTATCCACATTTATATATTCAATCCTCTCCTGGTATAGGTAAGACTTGGACTATTGAAAACGCCTTTAAAAAGAATAAGGTTACATACCATAAAGTTAGTGGTAGTTTATCTATGTTTAAATTTGGTGTTAGATTGGCGGTAATAGCAAAAGATATGGGTAAGAATGATATGTCATACATTTATATTGATGATTGTAATGAACCTTTGAAGAATGAAGAAAATATCAATATAATGAAGAACATTCTTCGTGATGAAAAAACCTATTCATATCAGAAAAGTTTACGTAGTTTGATGAATGGGTTAGACCCTATTGAAACCAAGGCGGTAGAAAAATTTATTAAACCTGGCGGTGGTTTTGTTGTACCCACGCACAATATGGTATTTATTATTACCTCAAATACCAAACTTCCTAATACTGATGAAGTTAGAACAAACAAAGATAAACACTTGAACGCAATTAGGGATAGAGTTAATGTAAAAGATTTTACGATGAAACCAACAACATTGTGGGGATACATTACCGATGTTGTTTTAAAATCTGCAGTAATATCTAAAGAAGTTTCACAAACAATTAGGGTTGAGGCCTGTCAGTTCTTTTACGATAATTGGGAAAGTCTTAACAATCGTTCTATTCGTGAGGTTGAACGTATGTTACAATCATACCAAAAACATCCTAAGAATTATAAAATGATTTGGGAAACTGAATTTAAAAAGTAATTGTTATGGAAAAAAAATTAGGTGGTAATAACACATCAATTTATAAAATATATAAATATGATATTGACGGCAATTTTATACAAGAATTTAATTCTTTAAGAGATGCAATGTTTATTGATGATTTACAGAAACCACATTTAATTGCACATCTTAAAGGTAAATATCCACATTATAAAAAATTTATTTATTCAAAAAAATATTACTTAAAGTATCCATCTGAATTATTACCAAAATTAAAAAAAGTTTATCAATATGATTTAGATGGTAATTATATACAAGAATTTGATAATGCTCATCAAATTGAAAATAAATATAATGTAAAAAATTTATATTCACACTTAGCAGGAGAACTGAATAAATGTGGTAATTTTATATACTCATACGAAAAGAAAAATAAAGTTCCAAAATGGACTAACCCAAATACAATTTTAAAATCTAAAAAAATCGTACAATATGATTTAAAAGGAAAATTTATAAAAGTATTTGATAGTATGGCATCAGCTTCAAAAGAATTGAACATTGCTATTTGTCTTATTTCAAAAATATGTTTGAAAAAACCAAGAAGTTATCAATCAAATGGATTTATTTTTAGATTCTATGAAGGTCATAAAAAAAATCTACCTAAAAATGATATAATATTAAAATCAAATAAAAAACCTATTATTCAATATACATTAAAAGGAAAAAAAATAAAAGAATTTGAATCTGGTACAAGTGCAGTAAAAGAAACTGGTATAACTACTATATGGGATTGTTTATCAGGAAAAGCCACACACGGTGGTGGTTTTATTTGGAAATATAAAGATAATGTTTAGGGTTCCCTCATAACTTTCCTTAAACGATTAAGGGTTCCTGTAATGGGAACCCTTTTTATTTGTGTTTGTGTTTGGTTATACGTTTAGTTTATGACTCTCTCCACTTTGAGTAACATATTGCCGCCGATTGTTCCTGTCCATATTCGTCATATAATTCACTTATACAACGTGATATAAATGTCTGTTCATCTTCGTCACCTTCAGGTGATGGAACAGGAAAACCTTCCTTCTTTACCTTTGCTTGTTCTTCTTTTACAGGAACACAATTTGGAACCATTCTACCATCAAGTTCTTTAAGACCTACGGCTTCATATCCTGGCCAACAAGCACCTTCCAAACTATCACCTTCAGCAAATGTTTTCTTCATACCTGCCTTAATTGCACCACATACCTTTGCTGCTGTTTCTTCATCACCATATCTTGCAATTTGGTCAGCCATACACTCATCCCAAGGATAGGCTTCCATTTCCTGATTTTCAAAGTTATTACTTTTTTTGGTATTACCAAATCTTAATTTAATAATCTGTGCTAATTTATCTTGTTTCATAAGGCTAGTTTTTTTAATTGTTGTGAGTTGATGGATTTATTATAAAGAAGAACACTTGTATAGTTATAATGAATCCAATCCAAAAATTGTTTCTGTGTCATTTTGTATTTCTTCTCATAATCTAATTCAAACATTCTTTGATAATACAAAGATTTATTGAATGATGTTAATTCTTCTTCATTAGGTCTTGGTAACTCAAATGTCATAAATTTGTTCTTTTTTTGAGATGACGATTCTCCGCCATTAGTTCCTCAACTTTCCTTTCTAAGTCTTGGATTTTATTATTTAGTTCGTGTATCTCTTGTTTAAGGTCGTCAATAATGTTTTTGTAGAGTTGTATAGATAATTCAAGGTTTCTTAATACTTGATTATCTGTCTCAGCATTACTTCTTCTACGACCAGCAAACCAACCGACAATGCCAGTTAGTGCGTTTGATAGTATAAGTAAAAATTCGTTATTCATATTAATAGCAATCGTAGCAAGGAGGGTTAGATGATTCTATTTCACTATATGATGGTAAGTTACCAAACATACCATTTCCACCGTGTCCTCTGTATGCATATCCGTAACGGCTTGTGTGATTTAAAACAATTGGGTTATTGTATTTTGCTGCTTTATCAGGTATCATACCATCGATTGTAGAAGTAGATAGATAATCAGGGAATAGACTTTGTCCACGTCCTGTGATTAAATAATCCTGCAATCTCATCTTATAAAAGTCAGAACGTTGTTTCTGTACTGTTCTAAGATACTTCATCGTTTCCAAATCAACAGGTGATGCGGATTCCATTTGTCCTTCAACAATTGAACGGTTCATCGTTCTATAATGTAAGTGTGGAATTGCATTGTAATAAGAAACTTGAATTAAAAATGGTGCAATATAATCATTCACCAATGTCAATTCATCATTATTAAATGTATTTCCTGTTGCACTAACTTGGTCCAATAGATGTTCATAAAACTTTGTACCTAATAATGGTTGTAGTTCTGTATCTTGTGCAATTTGTATTTCTGCACGTAATACATCCATATCAACATTTTTATTAATGTTTGTGTATTGTTTCAGTTTTGTTTCTGATATTAAGAGTACTCCCATATTATAATACTTGTGTTGGTTGTTCTGGTTTATTTTCAACAACAGGTTGTTCAACAACATCACCTACTTCATAAATTGATAAAGGTTTAATTTCAAATGTTGTTGGTTTTTGGAATTTAAGACTTACCAACTTGTTGAATGTTGGTAGTAGTTCAGATTGGTATGGCATAATCACCATCTTTCTGATATATTCTGAATGGTCTACAATCTCATTACGAGTACCTAATTTACCTGATGTACTGATACCAAACAATTCACCTGATGATATTCTGTGACCACTTAAAATGGTTCTAATAATGTCATCATATATTGCTTGATAATACCCATCGTTTGATGATGGTGCAATCTGTGTAATTTCAGGGGCTAATTCCTTACTCTCATTAAAAGAAATAATAGGTCTTCCCGCATTGTTTACAGAAGAATATTGTTCTTCCAACGCACGTGTGATAAGTCTTTGTTCCTCATCGGCGGGAATACCATTATTCATCGATATGAAAAGAGATGGTAACATACCATTCTTTAAATTGTTACTGTGAAACTCCTTAATGTTTACATCAATTTCAATAGCAGCCAAAGCACCGCTATAATCTGGATTAGGATAATAGCTATTACTTGGTTGGTATTGTTTGTAGTAAAGGATTTGAGACGGTTCACCATCCTCTTGATTGAATGTGTCATATTCTTCAACGGGATGTTTTTTGATATTTGACCAATCAGCACTATAATAATATTTTTCAATTTCATCTGTTTCAGGATTAATTTTACCAACTCTAACTCTACTAAAATCTAAGTGATAAATTTCCGCAATACTTTCTCTGTCTCTACTCCATATCACGTTGATTGCATACCCACCAAATAATACAAGGTCCAACGCACATTTCTTCATAACCTCTTCAACATTTTCTTTTTTGTTGATAAGGTTTACAGAAGCCATTGGATTATTGATGGATACAACTCCATCACCCATAATCTGATTTACCTTGCTGGTTACGATTGCTTTATGTATTGCCGAGTTGTTATATCTTGTAATAAGATATTGTGGCATTAAATTATTGTCACCATAATATACCCAAGGTACTCTCTGAAATACTTCAGAAAATCTTGGTAATATTGGTTCTTGTCTAAATTCAATTTTTGATAATTGATATTTCTTTTTTTCTTCACTCATAATTAATCTTGTATGTAGATGTAGTTTTCATTATCTTCATTTGGTGAAACATATTCTGTAAATGGATTAGATTCTTGACTACCATTTAATTGTGCCATACCTGTGTAAACAAGTTGACTACCATTACCAAATATTTGAAGGTTGTATTGTCCTAAATAATTTAGGTCCTGACCAGCATTTTGCAGATTAAGAATAATTTCACAATATCTATCATTCTCAGCATATTGTGCAGGATTTGATGTATTAACAGTATAGGATTTTACCTCTTGTGATACAACGTGTGTGAAAGTTAATGTATAACCTGTAAAATTGGTTCTTGAATTGTTGTTAATGTTTAACACTAATTCATTTTGTTGGCCCTTATTTAATATAAGCATATTATTGACTGTGTATATCTATAAATATAAAAAAAATCAAATTGAATTGGTATATTATAAAAAAAAGGGTCCGAAGACCCCTTTTTAATCAGGATATATGTATATAATTGATGGTTTTACCCACGCAATTTCTTATCCAACAAACGATGCACCTGAGAACACAGTAGATAAAGTTCCATCAATAACTCTTGCAGGAACTGGTTCCTGTCCTGTTAGTGTGAAATTCATACCGTTTCTGTCTCCTAAAGCCAAACCTGAAGTTAAAGCTCCAGCAGATACATACATACCTCTTACTTGACCCAACATATACTGTGTATCATTTTGGTCAATAGCAATTACTTGAAGATTGTCTTTCTGTGCCAAATTCAAAATGATGTTTCTTTTATCTTCATCATATTTGAATAAAACCATTTCTAATACTTGTTCAAAGAACACCGTACCATTTTCAAATGATTTTTGGATATTTTGAGTAAGTTGAGAAGTACCTCTTTTTAGTTCAAATCCGTAGAAGATTGTACCAGGGGCAGCAGTAGCACCTGTGATAGCGTCATTTGCATTGTATGTGAAACCTGTCACACCACCTACAGTTGTACCTGTACCACCAGCGATATATACTTTCTGTATGCCACCAATAGAATCTGAACACTGATTTAAACTAATTCCTTCTGAAATATAGCAACTCATAATTTATTTATTATTAATTTTTTCTTTTATTTTTTAAAATTGGGAGGACTTTCACCTCCCTGTTTTTTTCCTATTTAGATGATTAGCTTAAACCATTAACAGCGAAATAGTTCACACCTGAGAATGTTAAGATTGCTGCACCATAGTTGTAGTTACCACGGATACGAACCTCATCATTATCACGGCTCCACCAAATATCTAACTTCTCGTGGTCACTTAACAAATCAAATCCAACAAACATATAAGATGCTGGTCCGATAGTTACTTTGTTAGAACCATTTAAACCAATAGTTGGGTAGATTTTAACGTTAGAGTTAGGATGTACAGCGTATGCATTTAACTCACCACCAATTACTTTACTGTCACCAATATAGTTTTGGAAGAAGTTAGCTTTAGTTAACGCTTGAACATACAATCTGAAGTTTGAATAAGACATAAACACTACTAAGTCTTCCATAGCTTGTGCATTGTCATTAAGTGCAGAGATTAGCTTGTCAATTTCTGTAACGGGATTCCCGTTAGAACCGTAAGCTGCAGTTGGGTCAAAAGTTGTACCTGAAGCAGATACAGCAACACCAGTTGCACCTGAAGTGATTAATGTTTTGAAACCGTTGAAACAATCTCCACCAGCGGTAGTAGCTTGCCAAAGTTTTTGTTCAATTCTTTGTTGAATTTGTTTTACTTTCAAATCAGCAATTTGTTGTTCAAAAGGAACTGATTCTTCAGTTTCACCTTTTTGTAACAATAATGATTGATAAGTTGAATAAAGAGAGTCAGGACAAAGTGACTCGTTAATTCTCTCAGGACATACAGTCAAAGATACTTGAGAGAAAGATGTAGTACCAGATGCGTTCCATCCACAAGCACCAGCTTGGAATACAGGTGAACTGTCTAATACTTGAATTTGTTGGGTTCCTTTGATACCAAGTCTTGGGGTAACCACTTTTGCAGTTGTAGCACCAACCAAAGCTTTCATCATTAACTCAGTTGATGTTTGGTCAGTAAATCCTGTAATAGAAGATACTACATACTGAAAATCTTCTTTTGAATAAGTTTTCATAATTAAATTTTATTTTTTTATTTGTTTTTTTATTTTTTTCTTAGACTCATAATTGAAGCTATTCTTGCGTCAACAGAATCTATTTTTTCTTGTTTATTAAAATCTGTTTTACCATCAGAAATTTTCTTTCCTGCTGGTTCTTTTTTAAATGCGTTGAATTGATTTTCAATAGATGACATTTTTTCTTCCATATTCTTCATCTTCTCAGATACTTTCTTCATCATATCTTGAAGTAAAGAGTATAGTTCTTTCATACCACCCATTTCTTCAGCTGGCTTAATTTCCACCTCAACTTCTGCTTTAGGTTCTTCTTCTTTTTCTTCAACCTTCACAATTACTCCGTCTTTGGTTTCTACTTTCATACCACTTTCTAATTCGTGGACTCCATCAGGTGCAGGAACTTCAGCTTCTTCGGTAACTACAACTACTTTAGCACCTTCTAAAACTTCCTCTCCTTCAACCTTAATTGGTGTACCATCCACTAATTTCGCATCAACAAAAATCTCTTTTACAGAAACAATTTCACCATCTTTAACCTCAATTTCAAAGTTTTCTACAAGACGATATGAACCTGTTTCCAATGCAACTCTATTAAACTCATCACTTAACTTAGTAATTTTGTTACCAATTTTAAGTTCAGGGGTTTCAAGAATTGTATTATCTTCAGTTTTAAATGACCTAAGAGTAACTTCTTCAGCTAAGAATCCGAATTGCTTCATCAAAGATTTAATTTCTTGGATTGCTTTCTTTGGATTTGACATACTTTTAATGTTTGTTTATTTATTTGTTTATATATAGAAATATAAATTATTATGTGTAGACTATAAATCTTTTAAAATTTTAGCTACTTGTTTTAAAAATTCTTGTTCTTTATAGAATTGTTCAATCTCCTCAAAGTATCCTGATACACTAAATCCGTTCAATTCTTTCTTTTTGATACGTTGCCATACCTCTTCATTTCTGACTTTCATACTAACAAACCAAGTTCCAACAGGAAGGTCTTTAAATCCATATTTGTTGGATTTATCATTATCATCTTCCTTAATCCAAGACTCTACAACATATACATCTTCAGCGGCTTTGCCGTTATGTTCTGTATCGTTATTATCGATGTACTTGTTTCTCATATATTTCTCAGCAATCATCTTAATTGTTTCTGCTGTGAAAAATACATAATATGGGTTACCAAGTTTATCCTTACGGAATATCTTTAAATTTGGAACCATCGCAGCACCAACCACAATACGTTTCTCATCATCTGATTGAAACATTTGTTTTGACATTTTCTCTTTTCTGATTTGTTCCAATTTTCTTGAGGCCCATTCAATACCTTCTGTTCCGCCCCAAGCGTCCCACATTAATCCGCCACATCCCTCATCATAAGGTACATCTTTGTTCTGTGCGTGTCTTGCAAATGACGCCATTCTGGCGATGGTATCTTCCGAGATGTTTTCTTTGTTAGCTAATTGGTTAGCACGCTGTTTTCCCACGGGTGTGCCACAATCTCCCCATCCATTTTCTTCAGCATATTTTAACGCACGTTTTGCGTTATTTACTGCTGCTTCAGGATAGTCATTATATGTTTCAAAGTTTTCTTCTGTTGAACCTGTAATTCCCTCATCAACAAATGGTGGAAGGGTATTGTCATATCCTAAATCTTCTTTTAGATATTCTTTAATTTTTTCAACGTGACCATCCATAAATGAAACATCGTGTTTCATTCCAACAATCTTATCTACCTCACCCATTATATCTTTAAAATCATCAACCATAATGGTTGCTTGCATTAATTGGTCAGGAGTTGCTATATCGGCTTTAATAACTTCTTCTTCCAATCTAAACACATTGTCAGCAACTTGTGCAGCACTTCTAATCATTCCTTTAGTATCCTCATCTACTTGCATAGATACAAGATGTTCAAATAATTCAGTAGCACCAGGACACATATGGAAATATCTCGTTTTAAAACCAAATACATCCACACCATTAAATTTCTCTTTTGATAATCCTAAATTCTTAATTGTTGAAGATGAAGGATTAGCTAATGTTTTGTTTGTAACTGTCTCAGGTTCAGAATAACCAAGTACTCTTGGGTCAGGTATTAAGTCATTTGGAAACCCTGCAACTTCTACTTTACCTTTGTTAACAGACGCCTTGTTTACAATTGTTGCGTCTTTTTTATATTTGATACGAGACCATACGTGTCTACAATTGTAACCACCTCTCCATACCATAGCAGATTGACCAAAGTCATTCTGTGTTTTCTCCATATCTTCTACTCTCCAAACAAAGTTCTTGTTAATCAATTCTCTACAAAAATCTCTTGTTGTAGATATAACAGCACGTTGTTGGATACGAGGATTTAGAATATATTTGTATCTAACATTATATTCCAACTCATCTTCCATAGGTGGACGATTAGGGTTAGTTGATATAAATTTATTGTTACCATCCAAAATCTCAACACTATCTACAACCCATCCCTCATCAAATAATTCTTGTTCGTTCTGTGCTGTTGCAATAAGTTTTTGGATGTATTTGTCATCTTCACCATCAGGAATATGAAACTCTTCAGGTTTTACCTTATTGAAAGCAACCCAATTTATTTCAATTGCTGGTTCAGAAACCAAGGATATACTATCGATGCCTGATATTTCATCATCTTCTTCAATCCTCAGTTCATATGTTTTATCTTTCTTCATATATGTAAATATAAAATTTTTAGGTTTGATTATCTACCTTGGCCTCTATATTTCTTAGGTCTTTGAGATTTAGGTCCGTATGACTTTTTACCGTTAGGTTGTGATTTTCTTTTTCCAAAGGATATTTTTCTTGATTCACCTTTTGATTTAGTCTTAGCCATTATAAAGTTGATAGTTGTTTAAGTCTCGCCTGTTTTTGTTGAGAGGACGTTAATTCACTTTCAACAACATAGGTCTTCATTATTACAGGTTGTTCCTGCATTGCAGGATTTGTTCTGTTAGGATTATCAGGTAATGTGGTTTGTAAATCACTTGTAAATGCAGTACCACCACCCATTTGGTTCATCATACTTAACATTGGTGCAAACATACTTACAGCTTTAGCTGTCATTACACCTTCACCATTTGAAAGCATTGTGGGTACATCATCAGATGTTGGACCACCTGGTCCTCTAACGATACCACCCGTAGCCATACCTCTTACAGTACCTGCTTGTGCTTCTCCACCACCTTCACCTGCAAATTGTGTCTTTTTAATATTCTTAATTTGTATTGCAGTTGTAATACCTAAAGCCAATGCATTTGCTGTCTTAACAATCCAATCAAATGGAGATGGTAAAGTAGATGGTTGAGTTAAAATTTGTATAACACCTGAAGCGGCTGAC